CCGTTCGGCTTGCGGCGCACTTCGTACACGCCGATGTGCCGCGGCTTTATGCTCTTGTCAAACCAGTCTGTGAACTCTTGCATGTGAGGTCTCCTGGCTGACGCCGGCGCGGGCCGGCGACGCGGTTTAGTGCGCTCAGAAGGGAATTTCGTCTGGCATCGTTTCAAAGCCGCCGAAGTTCTCGTCTTTGATATGGCCGCCGCTATTCGATGCCGTGGACTTCTTCAGCGGGCGATCCTTCAGCGCTGCGACCAGCTGCGGCAGCTTCAGCGGCGTCGTCTTGCGGTCCAGAATCTCGGAGGCCGTCAGTTCCGTGTCGGCTTGGAACACTGCGTTGAGGCGCACGCTCCAGCCGGTTTCGCCAGTCGGTCGGCCGCCCTGGTCCTTCTTCTCGTATTCTTCCATTGCGAGCAGAATGCCAACACGCTTGTTCATCAGGCCCGGAAACTGGCTGAGGGTCTTGTTGACGTTGCCGCCTGCGTCCTTATCCCACACGACCGACTGAACCTGAGCGGGCTTGATGTCCTTGATACCAAGGCACGTCATGAGCGCCATCAGCGTTCCGTAGTCGCCCAGCTTCTCGCCGTCAGACTTGATGGTGTAGATGGAGAAGTTAGCCTTCTGGCCTTCGTCGGTTTCGAACGTGAAGGCAATGCCGCGCGTGCCGCTTCGAGCGGTGATGTCCTCTGCGCGCGTGAACTTGCCGACGTACTTGCCTTTCTCGTCGATAAAGCTGGTGCGTTGCTCGGCCTTGCGTGCGGCTTGTGCGGATTCAGTATTGAGTGCGTACATGTGTGCTCCAGTTGCTTCGTGTTAGGCCGTAGCCAGTGGGTGAAACGATCCGGCGCCGGATGACGCCGGGCGATGGTTAAGCGGGTTGCGCGGTGTAGTAGTCGACGATCTGTCGGTCAACCTCTGCGAGGTCGTTTTCGATCTCGTCGCCGTCAAACATCCCCATTGGCGACTTGCAGACGGTCTGTCCGTTGTTCTGCGTCATGAACATGTACTGGCGGTCGATCACGACCGTTTGCAACACGATCGTCACCATGCCCTCAATGCAGATGCGCTCGTCCAGCAGCCTGCCGATCGTGCGCGGCTTAGTTATTCCCGCGTCGTTCGTGTCGGTGTGACTCATCACGTACACGCGCACGTCGTCTGGCAGGGCGGCGGCGGCCATGAGGATGTCCCACACGTCGCGCGCGATGTCGGTGAACTTGTCGAAGCCGCGTTCGTTGCTTCGGCGCATGAACGAATTGCTCATGCAGTATTGGAAATCATCCAGGATGATTACCTTGCGCTTGGTGCGCTGCATGTAGCTGACGATATGGCTCGCCGAGTCGCAGACGATCATGTTGCCGCCCGGGTTCTCTTTCGAGAGATACGACCAGCCCTTAGCGCGGAACGGCAAAGGCTTGCGCAAAGCCTGAATCAAAAGGGTCTGCGTCGGGTCCAAATTGCGCATCGAAGTGCTCTTTCCTGTCCCGCTGACACCCAAAACAAAAGTCACCGTTGCCATTTGCTTCTCCTGTGCGTTCAGTTCGCTCGTTCAGTTCAGTTTGCTGCTGTTCTTCCAATTCGGCTTGCCACTGCCAGCCGTCGTCGTCTGGCGCGTCCATCTAGCTCACCTTGCAATGCAAGAAATGGCGGGCGATGTAGTGGGGCACATGGCCGCTGCCGATCGCTACGCGGGGCTGAACACCGCGACGAGCGAGATCGGCTTTTGCTGCACGCTGGCGCTGTTCCGTGCGCGCTTGCAGTGCTGCAAATTCGGCGTCGAGAATCTCGGCTTGCGAGAGGCGCACATTCGTCTGGACGTGGCGCAGATCATTCAGTGACTTGGCGATCAGTTGCATACCGGGCTCCGGGAGAAAGTAAGTACGATCATCACGGCGAGAGCCATTGCGCACGCGCCAGCAGAGAAAGCGAGAAACAGGTCGTTGACCTTGCATACGCTAGCTACTATGGTATCCGTCGCGTGCAAATTTTTTTCCGCGACGTCGGCCTGACGCGGGCGGAAAATCGCTGCGGAGCGTAATAATAACGCGGACTTCAGTTGCGATGCAGTGTTCATGGTGATTTCGTTCCGTTCGTGGTTTTGGTTTGTGTTTTGTCCTGCTGAGATGAAGGATACTAAAACGGTATCCGTTGCGCAAGTGTTTTTTGCGAGAAAAATGCGCGGGTGCCTACAAGCGCATCCACGTCTGATAGTCGGCTTCGCTCAGTCGATCGCCTGGAAGCGCTGCCTTTGCGTCTGGCTTGTGCGCGTCGCAATACTCGCGGCCTTCGTGCTGCCAATGGGCCTTCACGCGCGGGCCTAACTTTCGGCACACGCAGCAGTAGCGCCAGCCGCCGCGCTCGACCATTGCTTTCGTGATGCGATTCATGGCTGGCCCGCCTGTGAGCAAGCGAGCTGCCACAGCCGCGGATCGGCCTTGGTAATGGCGTCCAACAGAAGCCGCTTTTCTTCGAGATAGGTGACAGCGAACTTCGGATCATGCATAACGATGCTCGACGTGTTGCTGATTAGGTCGGCGCACTTGATCGTCTGTATCCAAGCAGGCGCCGCAGCCAGTCGGGCCCGTGACGCAGCCTTGCGCGCGGCGCGGTTCCCCGTTTCCAGGTCAGACAGCAGAATGACGCCGGCCGTCACGATCTCGCCGAACTGCTCGCGCAAGGTTTCGGCAGACACGCCCTGATCTTCGATGCAATCGTGCAGCCACGCAACGGCTACCGCGTGATCGGTATCTAGCGCGACCGTCGCCACGATGCCCGCCACCTCGGCCAGATGGTCGACATACGGGTTGCCGGTGTACTTGCGCACCTGATCCTTGTGCGCTTCACGCGCAAACATCATTGCTCTATATGCGAGGCTCATTGTTGCTCCATTTGCTCGTTGACCGTTTCCTGATAGGCCGCCCATCTGCGCCGCCCGCGTGCTGCCCGCCGCTTGTCGCCGGTCAACAGATTGGCGATGCGGCCCAGCGTCTTGTCGTAGTACTGATATAGCGCTATGCCTTCGTCACAGCAGCTCACCGCGACAGCCTGGTATCCAACGCCAATGTCGACGTACTCGTATGGGTCGCGGCCACAGAATGCGCAGCCGTGATCGCACAGTCGCCATCCTTCAGGCTTCCATTGCTTCCAGCGTGGGCGCGTCATGCTGGCTCCTTGTTCATCGCTTGCGCGAGCTGCGCGCGATCCACGCGCATGATTAGCGTCACATCTATGCCGAGAATGTCGGAAAAAACTTGCGCAAGTGCATTGCTGACGCTTTGCATCTGATCAATGTCAGGCGAATTGGTATGAACCAGAGCATGCACGGCCGCCGCGAGGTCGCGCTTGTTTGCTATGTCGCTCATCAATGCACTCCTGTCGCGTGAAACGTGCGATGCGTCTGGCCGGCGATCTGTACGGATGCTTGCAGGGCAGAGGCTGATTCGATGCAGCGTGCGGCAATGTCGTGCGATGCGCTGGCGTGCAGCGCGTCGGCGGCAGCTTTCAGCGCGTCAATTGCGTCGATGATCTTTTCGGGGCTGACTTGCATCATTCACCTCTCGCCCGGATCATGGCGTCGGCCATTGCATAGGCACTGTCAGCTATTGGGTTTTCTGCGTAATCGACGACACCGTTTGAATCCCCTGATGCCGCTATGAGGCCTTGCATCGCCTTAGCCGCGAAGTAGTCGCGCAGTGTCATGCCGCCAAACTGCCACGTGTCGTAGTCGTCTTGATGCCCGTATGCGCTCTCATTCGGCGCGCCCGCTTCGCGCGTGCTAACCGGAAATGCCGGGCCGCCGTCTTTGATCCCAATCATGATTGGCCCTCTGCTTTGGCGATTGCGGCATACCCCACATCGGTCGCGTTATCGAGAGCACGAATGAGGTCGTCGAACCTTGCGTCGTCGCGCAATACATCACGTAGGACTATGAGCGCTTCATGTGCGGCTGAATTGGTGGCCTTCAGAGCCTCAAGCAGTTCCGGCGCGGCGGCGATCAGGCGGGCGTTGGCCTTCGCTTCATCAAAATTTGCACCAGACACTCTCGCAATTTTGACGTCCATCATTGGCGCGGTCCCAACTTCAAGCCCTGACGCCCACCATTTCCCCGGCGTATGCTTGATCTCGCTCATTGCTCGCCCCTTGCTTTAGCCAGAGCAGCGCGGGCACGCACGAAGCCGCCTTTACCGCCGATCCACGGCGTGTTGATGATTTCTTCGAGTGCTGCGTACAGGTCAGGAGCCGCGGCTATCAGCCTTGCATTTGCTTCGCGCTCTGTATCGCCTCCGCAACAAAATATGTCCGCTATTTCTTCGCCGCCATACACCTCCCCACGCGGGCGAATGAATGCGAGACTTGCTCGGGTATCTTCGTCGGGATGGTCAAAGCAGACTTCCCACGGACCTTTCGTTATTTGAATATCGCTCATCACTCACCTCCAGCCAGGCGGCGCTTAACGATGACTTCCTTCGCATCGGTCAGCAGCGTGTGAATCGTATGCAGGTCGTCTTTGTTGCCACGCGCCAAGGCGCTCATGAACGACTCGCGTTGCGGGCCGGTCAGCTCGACCAGCAGTTCCATCAGGTCGTCGAACGTGACCTCGCGCTCGACCTGCTCGCGGCGATCTTCTGCGGCCAGTGCTGCGTTGTCGGCTGCTTCGAGATCCCGGTCGCACAGCCAATTGCCGTATGCTTGCGTGCGGGAAACTAACTGCGGTACGTGGCTCATGATTCCGTCCTTGTTGTTTGGCTACGAATACTGCGGTGGTGTGTCGATGAATTGAACGATACCAAAGTAGTATCCGTAGCGCAAGCGAAGAATCACTGTTGCGTTTCTGCCTCACGCGGAATCCACGATCTGCGCTCGAACGCTGGCCGTAACTTCTCGTGCGCTGACTTGCGTAAATCCGCGATTGCTGGCGTCACCTTGGCGGCTGCTCGCGCGACTGTCTGCGGGTGGATGGCGCACTCGCGCGCAATGCGATTGAGGCTCCAGCAATAGCTTTCCCCAAACACGAACTCTCGCGCGACTAGCATGCGAACCATCGTGCGATTGCGATGCGCTCCTTCGGCCAGGCATACAAGCCGCTCAACGCCCGCGTGACGCTCTCCGCGCTCTCCGCCATAGGTGGCATCCAGCAGGGCGCGCTGATCGAGCGAGAGGTGCGATTCAATGACGTCATGCACGTATTGCGCTTGTGCCTTCTTCTCGTGCACGGAGAGCAACAGGGCGGCGCCGTCAGGTCCGGTATATTCCCCAATCTGCCCGATCTTGACGCCGGGCCGCGCGCGCCAGGTGTAGGCAAAGGACAATGCCGCGTCCATCGAGCGGAACATCGGCGCGCGACTGTCGTCTTCCGGCTTAGGAGTGCGAAGGGTGAGCCGGCCAAGCGAGCTTTCGTGTGCGGTGCATACTTGCATATCGGTCCTTGGTCAGTGGAGCGGGGCGGAAAGCAGATCGGGAGCGGCCTGGACTGGCTTCACGAGCTGCCCGGTATGCGGGCAACGTCGTTTCGGCAACTCGATCACCAGGCCGTCGTCTTTCAGTTCGCCGATGCGGCCGCAAACACTCTGGATCGGATAGCCGAAAATCTTCGACAGGTCAGTGCGCGAAAATGATGCAGTCGGGACCGTACGCAGGAAGTTGAGGATCGCGAGCCGTTGAACGGCTGCTGTGCCATCTTCTTTCTTTGCGAGGAAGGATAAGAACGACGTTTCGGCTTGTCCTCTCATGCTGGCTCCTTGATGTCGTCAGTCACTTCGTCGTTGACAGGAACGCCGCTGATGGGGCGGAGCAATCTATCCATCACCACGCGTCGCTTTACGATTCGAAGAATCCCATCGTTGCTGCGCACCGGAAGCGACGATCCGGCGGACTCGACCACCCAGCCTGGTTCTGTGACTTCGTAACGTATCCCGTCAACAGTCTCCATATGAACCGCAGAGCGCAAAACGGAAACTACCGACCCGACCATTTCTGGCGTAACAACTGCCCGAATCACGTAGGCCAGATCACCAGGTTTGCAGTTCATTGCCCCACCCCCATGCGAACAATAGCGTTGACAGCGTTCAGCAGCGTCGGATCGACTTTCGGGAACCGGCGATTGTCGCGACGGTACTTTGCGTCGACCTCGGCTTCAGTCAGCTTCGGTCGCGGCGCCGGCGTCGGTCGCAGCGTGACGTTCTCGCCCTTGCCGATGACGTACCGGACAGCGCGGCGATAGCCGTTGTTGTCGATTGCGCGGAACTCCTGGTCGCGGCCCGGAACGCGCGCGCGGCGTAAGTATTCGTTGACAACCGATAATTCGCGCCCGATGCCCTCAGATATTTCCTGCGCAGTGCGCGGCTTGCCGTCAGCCATCAGAGTGCGAATTAAGTCGGCAGTGAATACGCGTGTGGTCATGCTTGCTCCGCCATGCAGGAAAGAGGGTGGGCGCCGTAGTAGAGGCGGAAGTGGCCGATTCCGAATGTGCCGAGTACGGCGAGCGCGAGCACGATTCCGCCGATGACAGAGAGGATGGTTTTAGTCACTCTGAATCTCCCAACAACTCGTATCCGCCGTGCTTGCCGTTGAAGCGTTCGCGTGACGCCCATGTTTTGCGGCCGAGCAATTTGCCGGTCATCGGATCGAACTTCGAAATGCAGACCTTCTGCCGCTCTCCATCGAGTGCGACGACAACGACTGTCCGCGAAAAGCGGCCGTCGCGCTCTTTCCACTTCTGCCCGATCTTTACGTCAGTCATGGTCGGCTCCGCTTGCAGGTTGCGAAGCGGTCAGGATCGAGCGAAGGTCCGCTGAGATAACAACGCTGCCCATCGACTCCGCTAGATTCGCGGCTGCCCGCACTGCCGCCAGTTGATCGAGGGTCAGCGTCAGCGCCGCCTGTGTCTGTGCTGGACGCGGGGCGATATAGCCGCTGTGCTTGTCCGCGTCGTAGTCGAGAATCCACGGCCGCTCCGGCAGTTCGCCGATGAGATAGCGAACGCAGTCCGCTTCGTATCGCACGCGGTCCGGATATTCAGAACGGTCGATTGTGTGCCCCTCTGCTAGATCACCCTTGTGAAGGATCGCCGTCCAGTTCGTTTTGCCATTGCTTTCCGGCATCGCCCCGTACCACACGGCCAGTTTCGGACCCGCCACCTTTTCGGCGGTGAGTGCGGCGCGGTTCATCGCGTAACGCACCAGTTCGATAGCCGCGCGTTGCGACTTAAAATCGATGTCCGTTCCGCGCATCTGAAGCCACTCGTGCCAGACGGCATGCGCATCGTCTGCATCAAACGCTTCCCGCTCCCCAATCGCCCCATTTGGCGGGCTAGATTGCGAACCCGCGTCGGCGACAAATTCGCAATTCGCGATGCAACTCTTCAATTCCGCCATCGCCAGGCGAATTTCTACGGCTGCCTGCATCGGATCGCATGCGTTTTCCAGCCATTGAGCCGTGCATTCCATCGAAAAAAGCACGCCGTCGAACGCGCGTTTTTCACGACTACTGTATGTTTGTACAGCACTCCGACCTAATGATGCCTCGTTAGTGTTCATTCTCAGTGCCTTTTTTTATTTGTTCATATGAAAGTTTTCTAGTCAATTTCGGACCTAGAAACCGATACCGTAAGTATAAACGGATACCGCCACGGTATCCATGTAATTCGCAAAAAATTGTTCAGTCCATTCCACGGCTGCGGCCTCGTGGGCGGTCGGGTTCGGATCGCTGCCCGAAGCCTTGACCGTGGGCCAGATCCTCGAAAAGCGTTCGCTCGCCGTGGAAAACCAGTCCGGTGATGCCCGTTTCGCCCTGGCGCTGCTTCGTGCAAATGACCTCGCAAATCCCCTTGTCTGGCGAATCGGGGTTGTACACCTCGTCGCGGTACAGGAACAGGATCGTGTCGGCGTCGGCTTCGATGTCGCCGGAATCCTTCAGGTCAGACGAGAGAGGGCGCTTGTTCGGCCGTTCCTCGCACTTGCGTGAGAGCTGCGAGAGCAGAATGACGGGTATGTCCAGTTCCTTCGCGAGGTTCTTCAGACCTTTCGTCAATGCACCGATTTGCAGGTCGCGGCGTTCTTCGCTGCCGGTTGCCATCAGGCCGAGATAGTCGACAACGAGCAGCGAAAGACCGTGCTTGCGCTTGACCGCGCGCGCCTTGCTGCGCACCTCGAGCAGCGTCAGATTCGGTTGGTCGTCGAGGTATAGGTGCAGATCCTTGATGGCTCCGGCCGTCTCGGTGATGTGCGACCAATCGGGTTGTTTCAGGTTGGCAGGGTCGCGCAACTGCGCCATCGTCAGGCCGCTGATGGACGAAACGAGCCGTTGTTGAAGCTGCACATTCTTCATTTCCATCGACAGGAACAGGACCGGCATATCGCGCGCGACGTTCTTCGCGATGGTCAGCGAGAACGCGGTTTTGCCCATTGACGGACGCGCCGCAACGATAACCAGATCGCCGCCATAGAAGCCGCCGCCGAGCTTGCGGTCCAGGTCAGTCAGGCCCGTAGGAACGGGTTTGATCAGGCCGTCAATCTGCTGATCCATGTAGTTCAGATAATCGACGAGCGACTGGCCGGCGTGAACTGGCTCCGACTTGACGATCGCTTCGCCGAGCTTTTCGAGCTTGGCTGATGCCTGGTCGATCAGGACGGCCGCGCTGTCAGGCGTTGCGCCGACAGAATCCTGAATCTCATGCGACAGCGCCAGCAGGCCGCGCTTCTGCGCACGGTCGCGCACGATCTCAGCGTAACGCGAAATGTTCGCCGCGCTAGGCGTGTTCTGCGATAAAGCGTTCAGGTACGCGAGGCCGCCGACATCGTTCGCGCGCCCCTTTGCTTGCAGGCGTTCGAACACGGTCATCATGTCCGCGCCAACGCTTGCAGAGATCAGGTCGACGATCTCCGAAAAGATCAGCCGGTGATCGGCGCGGAAAAAGTGTTCGGCTCGCAGATCGCCGAGTCGGTCGATAGCGTCGTTGTCGATCAGCAGGGCGCCAATGACGCTTTGCTCAGACTCCACGCTTTGCGGAATTGCCCGCTGCATATCGTTCGCCGTCATGCTCTCTCCTCGTGTTCGCGTTTAACCTGTCTGCCGCGGGTTGTTAAGGCGCATTGCCCGTCGTCAGCGATGAACCACAACTTGAACCAGTTTTCGCGGACGGCATTGCGGAAGTGCGCGCGCCAGTCCTTCTGTTTTTTAGATTCGTCTGCAAACTTGCGCTTGAACTCGAGCCACGCATATCGGATGAAGTCGTCAGGCAGGCTTTGCTTGTGCGCGTAGTCGAAGATCGGGTCATCTTCAGCGATGGCGCGCTCGCCGTTTTCTTTGCAAGCTTTTAGCCAAGAGGCCAGAGAGAGAGAGGCGCGCGAAGCGCGGCGCTTCTCTGTTGTAGTCTCTGTATTCTCTGTACAGTGATGCGGTGGATTTTTCCGGTTCTGAACCGGTGCGATTTTCCGTTCTGATGCGGTGGATTTTTCCGCTTCGATGCGGACGCCGTGAGCGGCCAAAACCTCGTAATTGATCGCGTAGTAGTTCGTCTTGTCCCACGGGTTGTCGGACAGTTTTTCGATGTCTACCAAGCCATCGCCGCGCAGCTTTGCAATGATCTTTCGGATGGTCTCCGGCTTCCAGAATGGGAACTGCTTCGCCCATTCTTCATAGGTGTTGTAGACCCACTGACGATCATCGTGGGTGAATTTGCTGTGCGACAGCCAGTAGTGCATCTGTTGCAGGACGATTGCTTCCTGCAGGCCGATCGCACAGGCTAAAGTCGGGGAAACAACGAGCGGCGGCTCGTCAAATAACAGCGTGGCCATTCCTTACTTTCCCCGGATAGTCCGTTTGAGTGATTCGCAAAGCTTGTGTACTTGCGCCTGCTTTGCGGCCTTGGTCTTGAGGTGCGCGATATTTCTGGCCATAGCCATCTGAAGATCGGCAATGGCCCGCGCGGGTACGCGGGCGTCGCTCATTCGGTTTCCTGTTCGAAGTGTTCGAGCGGAACATCAGGCAGATTGGGGATCGGCTCGATCACGGCCGGCCCGCGCGCCTTGCCTACGAGCTTCGGCATTTCGTGGCGCAAGCCGATCATGTCGATTACGGTCAGGTGCGGCTTGTTCGGTCCAACTAACTGCGCGCTCACTCGAGCGAATTCGAGCGCGCGTTTTTTGCCCACCACCTTGTGACCGTTGCGGATGTTGCTCCAGTAGATCGCGCCGATTCCGATCACGTCGAGCAACTGGTTGACGACCTTCGCCCCGTATGCATCGTGAAATTCTTGTGCGTTCAAGTTATGGCTCC